CAATGCTGGCATGGCCCTTAGCTGTTTCAGCATCGGGGTGATCGTGGTGAACAGCCCACGGCCCCTTCGTCCATTTCCTCTCGCTCACTGGCGTGTCCTCAGTAGGGGTTTTCATGCGGCACGCTCCATGGAGTTCTGCGGTAAATCGGGGTTTGAGCCCCAAGGGGCGCGAAGCTCACGCCATGGGTTGTGTGCCCAGATAGCGAAGCGATTCGCGTAACGGCCCATTACGCCGTTGTCCCAGTACTCGCGCCGCTGCGTGGCCTGGTTGTCGTACCAACCTGAAAATAGGTCGCCCATGTCACGCTGCCTTCGTCCGAAGCTTGGCCTCGTAGTCGTCGACAAGGAGCTTGAACGCCCACAGGTCGGCTTCCATGGATTCGATGTAGTCGTCATCGCGCTGGAACTCGCGCCACCACAACTGTTTGCCGGCGGCTTTGAGGGCAGGGCAGTAGAGACCGATGTGCCACCACTTGCGGCCGGTGACCCACATGCACCCCTGCACCTGATCGAAGACATCGCTGGCGTCGTTGTCGATGTGGAACGAACGAAGTTTCTCGGGAGCCACGAAGCACTTGTATTCAGCGCCACCGTCTTCGCCGACAAGGCCGTCAGCGCTGCATCCGAAGGCGCCGTCGTCGGTCGTGACGAAGCCTGCCTCCTGCACGATCAAGCCCGTCTGCATTTCGTGTTCCATGCGGGCATCAGGCTCGAGTTCGTGGCCGCGGCGCATCGACCAGGTTTCGAAACCCTGATCGAGCGGTTCGCCGCTGATGCGCTCGACGGCCAGCTTGAACGCGTAGTCCAGCGCTGCCGCTGTCGGTTGACCCTTGTTAGCGCCGGTCTTGAGCTTGGCGCGTGCCGTTTCGAACATGCTGGCGGTGATGCAGCCTGCACGACTTGCGTGCCACTCGGGGCTCCCCTGTGCGCACTGGTAAACGATCATGCCTTGCCCTCCGCACGACGCTTGATCTGGCCAAACTCAGTGCCGACAAGGAGGCGGCTCTTTTCGGGAAGTTCCTTCCACGCGGCGATCAGCGCTTCCATGCCGTTATCGGCGCAGGCGTAGAGGTCGGCGACGATCTTTGCCCGAGCCGGATCTTCGGGTGACTCTGTGGATTCGGCGGCCTGCTGACGGGCCGGCGCCGATGCCTTGCAGCCGTCATCGTCAACTCCCTTCGTGGCGAGACCGAGAGCCGACAGCAGGGTGTAGCGCTGCAGGTACGTGATCGCAGAGGCAACCGCCTGGATGGAGTTCTTCGTGCCGCTGTCTTCCTTCTGACTGCGAAGGGTGACCGTCTTGCTGTGACCCTGCGAGTGAGTGATGACGCACGTCACGGCGATCCAGCCACCTTCGGTCTGGTCGATATCCCAGCTATTCGAAAGGCCGTGCTTCGCCATGGCCGGGATCGCGGCGTCCGTCACGTCCGACAACTCGGCGTGGTTGTACGAGGTCGAGCCCTTCGCAGTCTGGAAGTGAACGCGCTTGCGCTTGAGGATTTCGACGGTCTCGGCCTTAAAGCCCGACATCGCCAGGTCGAATGCTTTCTTCGCCTGGCTGGCCTCCCAGCGCTCGTTCATCGCCATCAGGCGTTCCATCTGGTCGAGGTTGGCGCCCTGAGACATCGCCATGACCAGAAGGTCGGCTGGGGTCGGGGTGGACACCATGGCGCGCTGAGGCGGCGCCTGAGTCTCGGTGACGGGCTCAAGGGCCAATTCACCTTCGATGATGTCTTCGTTGCTGATTGAGTCGGTCATGTCGATGCTCAGTAGTTGATCGAGACGGCCGGCACGGAGCCGGAGGCGATCAGGATGACGACCTTCTTGGCCGTGGCTTCGTCGATGCCTTCCTTGACCATGGCGGCGAGGGCGGCGTTGTTAACCGTCTTGCGGTGGGCAACGTCAGCAGCGCGGCGAGCGTTATCGGCTTCGATCCGGTCAGACTCGGCCTTGCGCTGACGCTCAACGCGCTCGGCTTCGTCGGCTGCGCGCTTCTCGGCGTCACGGACAGCCTGCTCACGCTCCTGCTTGGCGCGCTCCACTGCCTCGGCACGCTCACGTTCTGCCCGCTCGGCGGCAATGCGATCACGCTCGATAGCCGCTTCCTTTTCCTGCTCCGCACGTACAGCAGCAAGGCGCTCGCGCTCCTTGGCTTCCGCTGCCTCGCGCTCGGCACGAGCAACGGCCTCAGAGGCTTCCTGCTTGGCGCGCTCTGCGGCCTGGACGCGGATGGCTTCCTCTCGTGCCAGTCGGTCGCGCTCGGCCTGCTCGGCTTCCTCAGCAGCCTTGCGGTCGGCCTCAGCCTTGGCAGCGGCTTCCTCACGCTCACGAACGGCACGCTCGCGGGCTTCGATCTCGGCAAGTCGAGCCGCTTCAGCCTCAGCGCGAGCGCGGGCTTCTGCCTCTGCGGCCTCCTTAGCGATGCGCTCCTGCTCAGTCTCCCAGTCGGTAAGCGGCTGGCGAATCTCCACCTTCAGCGCATCCAGCGTGTCGCGGGCCTTCTTGCGGGAGGCATCGACTTCCGCCGACTTCGTCTTCCAATCGGCAACCAGCGCCTTACCAGCGTCGTCGATGACCGTCTTCGACCGCGCCACCTTGTGAGCCAGTGAGGCGATTTCCTTGCGACCCTTGTCGGTCGTCACGTTCGGGACGATGGTCGCCGTCTCCTGGCGGATCTTAGCCAGCAGGTCGTCAAGCTTCCCGGCTCCGGTGAAAAGCTCAATGCCATTCACGGACTCAACGGGGATCAGGGATGTATCGGACATTTCGAATCCTTCGCGCGGATTTAGCCCGCCGCGCACGGTGTGGTAATTCAGTTAGAGGCGGCTACGCAGATGCAGGAGGCGAGCAGCCAAGGCACGACGACGATCACGACAGCGGCCTTTTCGTCGACCGGTGCGGACATCCACCAGGTGATCGCGCGCTTCATGCCGCCATGCCCCCGCTCGGGCCCGTAACGCGACGACCAAGCCAGGACCAGCCTTTCGGGATCAGGTCGAAGGGGCCGATGTAGGTCACGAAAACCATGTGATCCCCGACACGCTTGGCGAGCTTGCAGCGGAACATCCGTGGATTCTTGTTCACAGGAAGACTCCGAATTCCTTGGAAACCTGACGCTCTGCGATGGTCTTCAGAGCGTTGCGGAGGATGGCTGCAGCCTGGGCGTCGTCGCCGTCAGCCAGAGCCGCGCACATCTTTTTGCAGAGGTCGTCGGGGGCTTGCGTGCCCCATGCGTCTTCGAGCCAGTCGGGATCGGTCATTCGGGATCCCAAGGCCATCTGGGCGCGCTCGAAGCGGGTGTCCTGGGTGATGTGCTGGGCGCTCATGGGAGTACCTCAATGAACTTGCGTACCTGATGGTTGCGGTCAGAGGTGGCGTTCACCCGAGCCGAAGGCTCTGACATGTGATGAGTCGCAGAGAGGTCCGAATCGTATTCGTTGACGTAGATGACTCGCGGCTCAGGCTTGATGCGGAACTGACCAAGGTCGAAGCGCCACGTCGGCCACTCGCAGGAGGCCCATTCGTCGTCTCTACGGAATCGAGCCTCGATGTCCTTGCCGTCTACGAAAGCCTGCATCACTGCAATCGCTGCAATGGTTTCGTCACGAGTCATATCAAACCTGCCACGTGCCCCAAGGCACCGATGAGAAGGAAGGCGGCGATGGTGCGGAGCGTGGTCATCAGATGACACTCGCGAGTTTGCGAAGATTGGCGGCTTTGTCGCGGCACTCTGCTGAGCGATGGCCGAGGGGTTCGATACGCGCCCATATCTCAGCAAGCTCATCCCACATTTCCGCCTTTTGGCGATACTCGTAAGCCATGGCTGACCATGCTTGTGCGCTCACTTCCCACCCCCAACGAACTGAATGCCCAGCGCTTCAAGCTCAGATTCGACGGAGCGGGCCGTGTTGTTCGCGCGGATCTTGTCGACCGCAGCGGAGCACTTCGCCAGCAACTCGGCATCGGCAGGGGTGAAGTTCATTTCCAGCGGCGCATCAGGCGCGCTGTGGATCAGGTTGTGGCCGGTGATGTAGTGGTTCATGGCACGTCCTCCGATCCAACGCCGCACAAGGCGACCTGGACGCGCTTTGCCTGATCGGCGGTAGGGAAGGTAAGAACGCTCTCGTCGTTGCGCATGGCGTGGCGGGGGAGGTACTCCGCGCCGTTGTCCACCGCATCACCGGGCTTCTTGCCTTCAACTCGAGCCGGAGCCAGATATAAGCACGGACGGCCACCGTGTTCGCCGAGAGTCACGGCCACCTGACCGAGTCCGAACGCAGCTTCAATCCTAGGCGCCGAAACGGCCTTCAGAATGTCAACACCGTAGTCACGAATAAGGCGATACGCGGCACTGGAGAAAACATCCCAGTTGAAGCCTGTTTCTTTGTCGTCGTAGTCCTGACGACGAGCGATAACGTACTCAACTTCCTTTTGAATGCTCATGCCGATGCCCTCAGGCGAAGGGCCAGAATCTGGCGGGAGTCAAGGACCCAGCGGCAATACGCCTGACGCCACGTACCACCGAAGCGATCGACACCATGTCCGGAGCACCACCAACCACCATTGCGAGGAAAGATGCGGGGCTTCATGACTCAGATCCCCACGTACTTGCAGCTGTAGGTGTCTTCGCCGAGAAGGTTGTTGCGCGACTGCGCCCACTTCGTGGCGGCGGTCATGGTCATTTCGGCGGTCATCGGGCGGCCGGTGCGCGCCACGATCACGATCCAGGTCTTGAGGCCGGTAGCTGCGGAATGGTTGCTCATGTCTGCTCTCCGTGCCGGTCGTTTCCGGCTTGGAGAGAAGATTACCAGACGGTAATGGGAAGTCAATACCAAAAGGTAAAGTTTTTTCGGCATCTTCGTCGGGGCGGCATTGCGCCTCCCGGACGGTCTAGCTGTCTATCGGCTTAGCCCTTGGCTTTGCTGGCCTGAATCTGAAAGGTGAGGATGTGCATCGCATAGTTCCGGGAGGTCACCTCCGTCCCCCACGAAATAGACCGCTCGAGTGATATCACCGCCGCGAGGACGCACAGCTCCGTCACCGACCACCCGTAATGAAAACCCATCATGGCAAGGGATGCGAAGCCCCAGAGGCAGTAGATCGAGATCTTGTGGGTTGTCAGGTCCCTATCCTGGTCTCTGCGAAGGTGCTCATAGACAGCAGACAGATCGCCACCGTAGTGCGCCGTCAAGTCACTGTGTGATGGGGATCGCATCGGTCACTCCGTCCATAGGTAGGCCATAACACGTTCAACGTATGCCACCTCATCATCGGCCAAGTTTAGGTAGTCGTTGGCATTCGACACGTCGGTAAAACTCCATACGCCGCGCTCGTGGCTCTGGTAGTTACGCAGCGTTCGCCGGCCGTCCATGAGGATAATTACCACCGGCCGACCAGGCTTGGGTAGGGAGTTCGGCGAGACCAAAATGCATTGGCCAAGCCCTAGAACCGGCTGGAATCGCTGGCTGAGGACGCGGATCGCATATGCGTCCGGGTCATCCGTTGGATACGCAGCTTCCTCGGCCTCCGCAGAGCCCTTGTCCCAGAATCCCCGATCATCCATCGCTATCGCTCCCTCTATCCGAACCTTGCGAACGCCCGTGAGATGAGCATCACGGATAGTCGCAACAGATAGTGAGACTGAGTTAGGCGAGGAATCGGCCGAATCCAAGTACAGGTTGGGCATTGCCGCCTGGACTTCGAGCTTCCGCGCCTTCTTCTCGCCGAAAGACTTCTTCCCACTGAGCAGGCCAGACAACTCCCCTTGGTTGGCAATTTCCCCGGTCCGTGTCGCGATGGCCTCGAGGAAGTGGGACTGCCGACCAGCGAAGTGCGCGTCGATCCAGCCCTGTAACCGCTCCCGGCGGTGTTCGGCGATGTCTTTGGCTGCATTACTCATGGGCTAAGTTTCTATTACCCATAGGTAAAGTACCAAAAGGTATTGACAAAGAATTACCGAATGGTAATCTCGCGTCATGGAAACCCTCCGCACTTACCTCGCGACGCTCACTCCTGATGACCAGGCCGCATATGCCAAGAGCTGCGGCACGACCATCGGCTATCTCCGGAAAGCGCTGAGCACCAAGCCCAAGCTCGATGGCGCTCTCGTGCGCAAGCTCGACGAAGAAAGCGATGGCAAGGCCAGCCGTTACGACATCCGGCCCGACATCTTCGGCGCCAATCCCGAAAAGACCAAACGCAAAGCCGCCTGACGATTCAGCGCGGCTCGTTCTCCCATTCCCTACCACTCGATTCTCCAAGGATTCAACCGATGTACGCCGAACACACGCACCTGCGTAACAAGGTCATCAAGGTTCGCCTCAACGAAGACGAGCGCGACCTTGTCGATGCGCTGGCCAGGATCAACAAGACCCAGCCCGCCGTACTCCTTCGTGACCTCGTGCTGGAGCGCCTTGAGCGTCTCGAAGCGCAGGAGAAGCGTAACGGTCGTTCCATCGCTGCATGAAGTACCCACTCAAGGCCCTCGGGAGGCCCTGTGCACCATGAGCACGCCATCGATTTGACGCCTGCCCAGAACGCTCGGGTTAAGGCGTACGCCATCCAACACGGCCTGACCCTTGAGGAAGCCGTGTCCCGACTCGCACGCGAACAGATCACAGAACACTTCGTTGTACGCAAACACCGCGCCAACGTGGTCCCGCTGAGGGGCCTCAATCGGGGGACGCATGAATAGCCTGATCCGCCAAGAATCCTTCTGGGACCGACCGCAGCGAGCCGTGGAAACCCCGGCTGCGCGCGCGACTGATCCGGAAACATCGCATATCTCGGCAGACGTACACACCGCCAGCGGGAAGCGTGCCGAACAACAGGCGCGAACCGTCGCTGCCGTCCGCGCGTTCCCTGGCTGCACGATGCAGGAGCTTGCCGAGAAGACGGGCATCGATCGCTACGTCCTCGGTCGTCGCATTAGCGAGTGCGAGACCGCCGGTCTGGTCAAGAGGGCCCTCAAACGCGCCTGCCGAGTGACCGGCCGGGCTGCTGAGCCATGGTGGCCGGTCTAGTGAGCACAACTGTCATGGCCGCATGCTGGCCCCTCAAGATGCAGCCTACGGCAAAGTCCGTGCTGATCTCATTGGCAGATAACGCCAATGACCAGGGCTACTGCTGGCCGTCTATCGCAACCATCTGCGTTCGTACGTGCTTCAGCAAGCGCGCTGTCATCGACGCCATCGCTTGGCTGGAAACCAACGGTGCGCTGGTAGCCGACCGCTCAAACGGTCGTCATACAACCTACGTCGTCACCCCTTCGAAGTACGCAGAACCGGTGCAGGAGACGCACCAGTGCGAGAAAAGCACCGGTGCATTTGCTGCATCAGAACCGGTGCAGGAGACGCACCAACCGGTGCACCTGCCGCACCAACCGGTGCAGGAGACGCACACTAACCGTCAAGAACCGTCATTAACCGTCAAGGAAAGCAACCGTCACAACGCGGACGCGAGTGACGCGACAGATCGGTTCGATGAGTTCTGGTCTGCGTACCCACGGAAGGAGGGTCGCAAGGATGCCGCCAAAGCCTGGATGAAATTGAAGCCCACCGCTGACCTGCTTGAAAAGATTCTCGCTGCTTTGGCGTGGCAATCGAAGACGCAGAAGTGGCTTGAGAAAGGTGGCCAATTCATCCCCTACGGGTCGACCTACCTCAACGGCGAGCGATGGAACGATCAGGCTCAGGCATCCACTGACCTAGCCGTAGTGGGCGGCAATTTTGGCGCTCGCGGCAAGCAACAGCAGCTAGAAGACAGCAACAAGCGCGTTGCTAACGAATGGCTAAACGAGCGATTCGCCGCCTCTAACCGTCCACTCTGACCCGGACAAGGCCATGCACGATCACGAAAGCACACAGTTTTCCGACCTCCTTACCGACGCAATGGCGTACTACGGAAAGGAAGCGTCGAAGTTCATGCTTAGCATCTTCTGGGATTCCCTGAAGCGGTTCGAATACGACGACGTATCCCGCGCGTTCACGCTGCACGCCCAGAACCCGGACAACGGTCAGTGGGCCCCGAAGGTCGCCGACATCGTGAAGATGATCGAGGGATCGACGCAGACGCAGGGCATGCAGGCATGGGCGAAGGTTAATGCCGCCATCGGCTCCGTTGGCAAGATGCGCTCGGTGGTCTTCGATGACCCGCTCATCCATGCCGTCATTGCCGAAATGGGCGGCTGGTACGCGCTTTGCTCGAGCATGGCCGAAGAAATGCCGTTCAAGTCGCGCGAGTTCGAGAAGCGCTACCAGGGCTACCGCGTCCGCCGCGAAGTCCCGGCCTTCTCCCCGTACCTGATCGGTGGTCACGAGGCGGACAACCGCATCAATGGCTACCCGAACCGCACAAAGCCTGTCCTTATCGGCGACCCCGACACGGCGCAGCGCGTGCTTGAGCGCGGGGTTGAGCAGCCATCCATCCGCATCACTGACGGCAAGGAAGCGGCCGTGTCGGTGGCTAAGCGACTCACTGCCATGTACGGCGACGACAACGGCCCGGAGGCCGCATGAACACGACCATGAAAGCGATTCTTGGTGTTCTTTCCGTTGGTCCCAACACGGTGCCTTTCCTGGTGAAGGCCACCAGCCGTAGCGACAACTACGTGCGCCTCTGCCTTGAGCAGATGGAGGGTATGGGAAGGGTCCGGCGTGGGTCGATTACCCGAACTCAGCGCATGGGTCGCCGCCCGTCCATGTGGGAGCGTATCGCATGACCGCCGTCCACGACCAAGTCGTCCAGCAGTACCGCTCCGGCAAGGCTGTCGATGCGATCGCCGCATCGGTCGGATACACGACCCGGGCGATTCGCCGGATCCTGCAGAAGAAAGACACGCCGGTTCCGCGGTTCCCTGGCCGTTGCGCCTCGATCATTCGAAAGCCCGTCGCTTCGTTCCAGTCGCGACCCGATGGCGAGTACGCCCAGTGCAAGCGCTGCGATCGCCTCGGCTACGGGATCGACTCATGGCATCCGGCCACCACCGAATTCTGGAACGTCGAGTACGGCCGGATTCGCTACGACCGCTGTCGCGCCTGCATCAGCGAAATGAAGGTCAACGCTCACGGCGTGGTGCCGGGGAGGGTGGAGGCTTGACTCCTAATCGACCCATCGTCAGGTATCACGGCGGCAAGTGGAAGCTTGCGCCTTGGATCATCAGCCACCTACCGCCGCACCGGACATACGTCGAGCCCTTCGGTGGTGGCGGGTCCGTTCTTCTGCGGAAGCCGCGAAGCTATGCCGAAATCTACAATGACCTCGACGGCGAGATAGTCAACGTCTTCCGGATGATGCGTGACCATGGGCCTGAACTCCGCGAGGCCATTCGGCTAACGCCATTCAGCCGGGCCGAATTCGCCGGCGCGTACCTTCCGTCCGACGAGCCTGTAGAACAGGCGCGGAGAACCATACTACGCAGTTTCCAGGGCTTCGGATCGGCTGCTGCATGCGGTGAACTATCCGGGTTTCGGGCCAACAGAAATCGCTCCGGGACGACCCCCGCGCATGACTGGGCCAACTATGCCGACGCTACCGAGATGCTCGTAGACCGGTTACGTGGGGTCGTGATCGAACAGCGCGATGCCATGGCGGTGATGCTCCATCAAGACAGTGCCGAGACGCTTCACTACGTCGACCCACCCTATGTCCACTCGACTCGCTCAGTGAAGGTCAACCATGACCTTTCCCGGAAGTCGTACAAGCACGAGCTGACCGACGATATGCACGAAGCGCTGGCCAGCGGCTTGCATGGGCTTCGCGGGATGGTCGTTCTGTCAGGTTATCCGTCAGACCTCTACGAGCGCCTCTACCACGGGTGGCACCGTATCGACAGAGCAGCTCACGCTGACGGTGCGCGTGATCGTGTCGAAAGCCTATGGCTAAACGACGCCGCCTACGATGGACAGAGCCAAGGGAGGCTTATCGCATGACTCTCTCCACCCTCCTAACCCGATTCGTCATCTGCCTTCGCCACGGCCACGAATGGCGTAAGGCGCACCGCCGTGACGGGCCTTCCTACGAACGCTGCATGGGCTGCGATGAGGTGCGGGGATGAAGGCAGTCGACGTAATCGTCATCTTCACCTTTGTGGCCTACATGGCTGCATGGTGGTTCATGGATCGTCAGGCGACAAAGCGTCGCTCTGAGTGGGAAGCCAGGTTCGTTGGGTGGATTCATGGGCGCAACAAGCACCCGAACGAGGGAAACGATTCATGACCGCCCAGACCGTCATCCTCCAACTCGACAACGCCCGCGACCGCATGGCCTTCGCCTGGAAGAAGGCGTGCGAGATTCTGGAGATCGGCAAGCCGGTCAAGGTGACGCTCGACGAGTACAAGTCGAAGCGATCGCTGGAGCAGAACGCGAAGCTCTGGGCTTGCCTGACCGATATCGCCCGACAGGTTCAGTGGCCGGTAGACGGGAAGCTCCAGTACCTCACGCCGGACGACTGGAAGGACATCCTCACGGCTGGCCTGCACAAGTCGCAGCGCGTCGCTCAGGGCGTCGATGGAGGCTTCGTGATGCTTGGCCAGAGGACCTCGAAAATGAAGGTCGGGGAAATGGTCGAACTGATCGAGTTCGTGAACTGGTTCGGCGCCGAGAAGGGCGTTCGCTGGTCGGAAGAAGGGAGGGCCTCATGAGGGCCTTCCTAGCCATCGTCGCAATGCTTACCGGGCACTCAACGCTCGCCTTCTTCCTTCTTCTCTGGAAGGTGATGGACTCATGACCACCAACGCCGAACGCAAGCACATGGGCCGCGTCGCGCAACTCTCCTGCGGGCTCTGTGGCGCCCATGGCGTCGAAGTCCATCACATCCGTATGGGGCAGGGCGCAGGGCAGCGAGCCGGACACTTCCTGACGGTGCCGCTGTGCCCCTCATGCCACCGCGGACCGCAGGGGGTGCATGGGGACAAGACCATGTTGAAGATTCTTAAGTGGACGGAACTGGACTTGCTGGCTGACACGCTGGCGAGGCTGGCCGCATGACAGACGGCAACCCGATGGCCCTTCTCATTCTCAACCAAGTCAATTCGGCTCTCGCGAGCCATAACCGAGGAACCACCATGAACCACCTCTACACAGCTTCCGAGTCCATTGGCCAGGACCGCCCGGCCACGCCCACCGAGTCAGCTCTATCGCAGCTTGAGAACTCAGCGGTCAAGCTACTCGACCTTCTCGATAGTCACGAAGGCCTCATCAACATGTGCCTGCGTGGCTCGATGCCGCCAGCCCCATCGGGGAGCGGAGCTTGCGCCAAAGCTGTGCCTGACAGCAGTCTTCTGGACCGACTCGGAAATATTCAGGCGCGAATCAACGTTGCCCATGCGCGTATCGAAGACCTGTCGGCCCGAGTGACGTTGTAAGCCATGGTCGTCGTCGAGCTTCCGATAAAGACAGTCGCCGGCTTGAATGCCCGCGAGCACTTCCGCGTTCGGGCCAAGCGGGTGCGCAACGAACGGGGCGTGGCTCACCTTTCGGTGAAGCACAAGCATGGCCGGCCGGACCTTCCGGTGGTCGTGACCATGGTGCGGCTTTCCGCCGGAAAGCTCGACGACGACAACCTGCAGGGCGCCTTCAAGGCAATCCGGGATGGCATCGCCGACGCCTACGGCATTGCCGACAACGATCCCCGCATCACCTGGCGCTACGACCAGGAGCGGTGCGCGCGCGGGAAGTTCGGGGTTCGGATCGAAGTGGTGGCCGCATGATCCGCTTCGGCTTACTCATTGCTGGCGTATTCTGCTTCTTCTTGGGCACTGACGATGTCGACAAGATCACGGCGTCCGTCTACATCGTCGGCTTCTGGGTCGTCACCGCACTGCGGAGGCCGACGTGAAGCGGACTCAAGTCATGCCCCTTGTCATGGCCGACATCGAAGCCCGGGTAGCCAAAGGAACGAAGGAATACGGCGAGCCACTGACCAGTCACAACGGGCGGGACGCCCTGTGGGACGCGTACGAGGAAGCGCTCGACCTTGCCATGTACCTGCGACAGGCGATTGAAGAACGGGACATCGGTGAAGCTCCGCCAGAACGAGTGGTGAGCAGGTATGACCGAGCCACTTGGTTTCTGATCTTTGGCCTATCGATGCTAGCGGAAGCTATTTTCTGGAACGGGTGGTTATGAATGACCGTCTACAAGCACCTGGGCCGTGCCCTGGAAATCCAGATCAAGGAGAGCGACTGGCGGAAGTGGCTACCCCTGATCGAAGCACTGACGCCGGAGGAAAAGGCCGAGGTGAAGCCGTACCTCCGAATGCAGGCACGAATCGCGCAGGGGCGCGAACAGGCTACGAGCACGTCAGCGCTGAGCAGCTCGCCAGTCTCGAAGAACAGGCGGTCACGCTGATGCGCAAGGTCCAGGGCGAGCGAATGAAGATCAACCGCGAGATCCGCAGGAGAGCACGTCATGTCTGAGTGCTGGAAGCGTTCCTACGTCAGCGCCACCGCGGCATGGGCTGCTGTCGGTCGCCTCAAGGCGCGTCGCCGACGAGGCCAAAGTCTGAAGGTTGAGCAGCGCGCCTATCGATGCCCGGCTTGCGGGAAATTCCACCTTACGAGCCAAGACCAGGAGAAGCGCCATGACCGACAGCACTGAACGTGACGTTTCTTCGTACATCGGGGCAGCAATAAGCCTTGAACATAAGCCACTGCGCGTTATACGTCCCCATGTGCGCCCGAATCGCACCGTGCATCGTCAGTTCGAGCGCGGGATGCGGCCCATCGGGCAATTCAACCATGAAGGCGATATGGAAACCCTGGCGAAGTCCATCCTGCGGCGCATGCGTAAGAACCGGCACACCACTGGCGCCGGCAGCTACGTGCTGGGTGACGAGGAAGGCCAGGTCTACGTGGTCGCCGAGTGCGGCATTACGGGCATGGGCTTCGTCAACCGCCATGAGTCTTGGCACGTCGGTCGGTACTGCGCTGGCCTGCGCGGCGCGCTGCCGATGTTCGAGCAGCTGATCGGCGACCTTCAGGAGCACTTCAAGAACCTCACTCATTCAGGAGTAGCGGCATGAGCGACCAAGCACCCAAGGTCTACCCGAAGCTCGGCTTCGATGTGGCGGCTCCGGGCCTGTACGCATTCTCCGTTCCCGCGGTGGCCAAGGAAGTCCTCATCCAGCTCAGTGGTCCGGATGGGCAGTGGATGGCGACTATGGTCCCGGACACCGCTTTCAGCATCTCTGCCATGGGTGACTCGCCGAAGAAGGCGTTCCTTCAGATGCAAGAAGGTTACTTCGACTGGCTGCTTCAGAACTCGGGGCGCAGGCCGTTCGCATGAAGATCATCGCGCACAAAGAGCCGTGGTCGAGCCGGGTAGGCCTGGTGATGTTGTCCGAAGATGGCAAGGCTGCGGCGATCAACGTGACTTTCAAGTCGATAGAGAATGGCGAGTACGTCGGTCCGGCGGACTATCTGAGCCAGAACGATGCCCAGGCCCTCATGGATTCCCTGTGGTCCGCTGGCCTGCGTCCTTCCGAGGGTAGCGGCAGTGCCAGCGCTCTCGCCGCCACACAGCGCCATCTAGACGACATGCGGTCCCTTGTCTTCAAGGAGAGGTCCGCATGACCGGCTCCATGGACTTCTTCTGGCGCGACATCCAGACGATCCGCGGCGCCTGCCGGGCTGCGATAGCCTTGCCGCACGTCGATATCGGTGAACTGCGCGAGGTTGAGCGCTCGAGCGCCTTCGTTGCGCCTGCCGAAGAATGGCCGAAAGCCATGATGCGCAAGGTTTACGAGGATGGCATCGAGCCGGCCACCGCGCGGGTGACCGTGCAGATGGCCCGGTCAGCCCATACCCAGCGCTGGCAGGACAGTCCGCCCAGCATCGCCGACCTGTTCGCCATCCCGATCATTTCAAAGGTGGCGGTATGAACCGCCTGGACGACATTCGCCGTATGGCGGCATCGTACAAAGGGCAGACGGGACGCAAACCCGGCGTGATCCGTATTGGGAAGACGGTGGCGTGCGAATTAGCCATGGAGCTCTCTATCTCCCCCATGACCGATGGCTGGCACACCTCGCAAGAGATGTTTGACCGCCTGAGCAGTGGCAAGGCGAAGCTGTTCGGTCTTCAGGTTGAGGTCTGTGACTCGGCGTTCCCGACAGCGGCACAGATCGACGCTATCGACGGCTACCGCCAGGTAGGGCCGTGCTGATGGTCCGCCGCTGGTTCCGGAAGACGTTTGGCCCTGACTACTCGGCGGCTGACAGGCTTCGCCCGTTCATAAAGCGTATGGCGCAGATGGATATCCAGAGGAGCAAGCCATACGTCGACCCGGTGTTGAATTTCATGCGCAGCCTGCCCACGGAGCAGAAGGCCAGGGCGCGATTCCACTGGTCTGCTGGCAACTGGCAGATGAGCGACAGGGAAAAGATCCGGGTCGTGACCCTGTACAAGCAGGCAGGCTGGCCGGGTATGGATCTATCCAATGGCTAGGCCGAGCAAGTACACGCAAGCGGTACTGGAATCCATTGTGGAGCGCCTGAGTGGTGGCGAGCCCATGGCTCAGATTTGCCGGGACGATGGAATGCCTGCCTACCGGACTGTGAAGGACTGGATTGATGGCAAGCCCGAAGTTTCCGCAGCCATCGCGCGCGCGAGGGATGAGGGTTTCGACGCCATCGCTGCTCGGCTACGTGAGACGGCCAGGGGGCACGGAGATAGCACGGCAGATGTCCAGCGCGACAAGCTGATCATCGACACTGACCTGAAGCTCTTGGCTAAGTGGGACCCGAAGCGCTACGGAGAGAAGGTCGCCCACGAGCTTTCGGGCGCAGTGCAGGTATCCAAGACTGTCGAACTGACGGACGAGCAGTTGGCGGTCATCGCTGCCGGAAACGTGACGAATGGCTGACGGCAACGCCATCTCGCCGGCCGAGGCAGCGCGGGAACTCCTGCGTCGTCGCCGGGCGCGTGGTTCGCTTGTCGGCTACAGCCATGCCATCACCATCCCCGGCGCTCCGGTCAGTGAGGATCCGGACGAGTGGTTGTTCAAGCCCATCGAGTCCTCCGTCGCCAAGCATCACCAGGTGACGATGGAGGCGATCGACCGATGCATTCACACCGATTACGGTCGCCTGATGATCTTCGAGCCGCCGGGCTCGGCGAAGTCGACCTATGCCAGCGTGGTGGGAACGACGTACGCCATGGGCAAGCATCCCGGGCTGCGCTGCCTCATGACCAGCTACGCGGCCACCCCGATCATCCGCCACAGCAAGCGGGCGCGGCAGATCGCCAATAGCCCTGAGTTCTCGGGAATCTGGGGCTGCACGGTCGTCGGTGGCAGCAACGCGGCGGACGAGTGGGAACTGACCAACGGCTCTGGCATGTTTGCCGCGGGCCTGATGGGTGGGCTGACATCCAGCCGTTGCGATCTGGGGATCATTGACGATCCGGTAGCCGGCCGCGAGGAAGCGGAGTCGGAGACGATCCGAAAGAAGACCCGCGCGGCGTACGACGATGACTTCCTGACCCGCCTGAAGCCAAAGGCGTCCATCATCATCATTCAGACCCGCTGGGCCCAAGAGGATCTCGCCGGCAGCATCTTGCCCGAGGACTACGACGGCCGCAGCGGTCCGGTCGAGTGTCGTGACGGCCAGGTCTGGGAGGTGCTGAACATCCCGGCTCAGTGTGAGCGTGCCGACGACCCTGTCGGCCGCGAGATCGGCGAGTACCTGTGGCCGGAGTGGTTCAGCGAGCGCCACTGGCAGATGTATAAGCGGAACGCCCGCACCTGGTCGTCCCTGTACCAACAGCGCCCGGTGCCCGACGAGGGCATTTACATGAAGCGCGAGAACTTCAAGCGCTACAGCCAGACGCCGGACCGGCTCCGCTACTACGAGACGAGCGACTTCGCCACCAAGAAGGACTCGGGCGACTTCACCGCGCACGTCATGTTCGGTATCGACACCGAGTCCGACATCTTCATCGAGACCGGCTTCAATGAGCAGGTTGAGACGGATAAGGGCGTGTCGGCCGGCATCGATCTGGTCAAGCTCTACAAGCCGCAGATATGGATCGGCGAGTCTGGACCCATCGAGTCTGCCATTGGCCCCGAGGTGCGTCGGCAGATGCGGAAACGGAAGACGTTCGCCGCCCGCGAGCTCATGCCAAGCATCGCGGACAAGGTCTCACGTGTCCGCGCCTTTGCCGCCCGGGTGAGCGCCGGGACCGTATGGGTGAAAGAGGGCGAGTTCGGCGACATGCTGATCGAGCAGCTGATCGCGTTCCCCGCCGGCCGCTATGACGACCTGGTCGACTGCTGCAGCCTGATCGGCCGCGCACTCGATCTTCTGATGGACGCCGAGCCGCCGCCTGCCGCTCGAGAGAAGCCCGTCATCCCCTTCAGCCGCGAACACATCGAGTCCACGGAGCGCATGCGTGCCCGGGAAGTGCAGGATCAACAGAGGTACTACCAACCATGAGCGTCCCGACGACTGAAATGCAGGCCATGAGCCTGGGCATGGCAGCAGCCGCCACCGATGGTGACGCCGCGGCAGCGAAGTCCTGCGCCAAGGAGGAAGCCGACGCCAAGTGCTGGCTCGAGAAGATCACGCAGGCTAGGAAGTTCGACGAGGGCGCTCGCAAGCAATACGCCCTTGACCGGAAGTACGCCAAGCGCCGGCATGGCGCTGGCATCTTCGCCGTGGACGTGCCGATCGCTGCCACCTACGTGGACATCCTGAAGGCGTTCCTCTACGCCCGAGACCCGGACGTGGATGTCTTGCCGGCCAGCTCCACCGAGCCGCCGCCGGAAGACGAACTCGTCCGTATGGCAAAACAGGCCATCGCCGCCGACCCGGCAACCAAGGACGCGATCAATCAGGCCGCACAGTCGGCGTTTGCCGAGTCGAGCCAGAAGAAGAACACCATCGTCCAGGCCGTGGCGCCGGCCGCTGCCAAGTCGCTGCAGGGTGGCGCGCTGCCCAGCGAGCTACCGCAGCTTCCCGACATCGACCCGGACAAGGACGCCGAGGCCGCAGCGCGCAGCACGATGGACAAGATGGTCCGAGCCAAGGTCAAGGAGCTCGGCCAGCCGTATCAGCAGCGCCGCGACGACGCCAAGCAGTTCGGCTCGACGCTCGAGATCGTCATCAGCCAGTTGTGGAAGAAGGCGCGCCTCAAGGTGAAGGCCAAGCCACTGGTTGGCTCGGGCCTGACGATCGGTATCGGCTGGCTCAAGGCCACATGGCAGGAGCGGACCGGCAATGACCCGCTCGTCGAGTCCCAGATCAATGATCTTCAGGACAACCTTGCCCGCCTGGTTGCATCGAAGCAGGAGCTTGCCGAAGGCGCGCCGAATCCCGATGAACAGATGGCCGATATCCAGCGCCAGTTGATCGGCTTGCATGCTCAGGTCGAGGTAGTGACCGCGCGCGGCCTTGCCATCGACTTCGTGCAGGGCGAGGACATCCAGGTCGCGCCGGACTGCGGCGCCATGACCTCGTACCTTGACGCATCGTGGATTGCCCACCGGTCGTTCATGACGATGGAGGCCGCAAAGGCCGCGCTGCCGAAGCTGGGCGACAAGCTCAAGAAGGCAACGTCCTACGGTCAGGTCAAGCCGACCGACCCGAATACGCCGGTCGATGCCGGTGCCGCCACGCCTGTCGCTGCCAATGATGCCGACTCGTTCCGTACGGGAAGCTCGGCAACGGCGCCCATCGCGGATGGCGACTCGGTCTGTGTGTGGGAGGTTTGGGACAAGGATTCGAACACCGTCATCACGCTGGTCGAGGGCGTCAACTGCTACGCCCGCGATCCGTATGCGCCGAACCCAGGCACGTCGCGCTTCTACCCGTTCTTCCAGTTCGTCATCGGCGAGGTTGACGGCGCGCGCCACCCCGAGTCGCCCATCACGCGCTCGGCTCCGCTGCTCGATGAATACGACCGTGTCCGCTCCGGCTACGCTGAGCACCGCCGCCGGATCAAGCCGAAGACGGCGTTTGACAAGACCAATCTGTCCGCTGAGGAAGCGGCAAATCTTGAGGGCGGCGGCACGCAGGAGATGGTCGGTCTCAAGCCGATGGTCCCGGGAACGCCAATCAAAGACCTGCTCTCGCCGGTCGCCTATGCGCCCATCGACCCGGCGCTCTACGACACCAGCGTCATCCGCGCCGAACTGGAAATGATCTGGGGCATCCAGGAAGCCTTGTCGTCCAGCATCCGCACGGCGAAGACCGCCACGGAAGCCGAGATCCAGCAGACTGGCACGACAGCACGCACCGGCTACATGCGCGACAACCTCGACGGGATGATGGGTGAGTTGTCGGAGTACTCCGGAGAGATCGCCATTCAGAAGCTTGATGCCGAGGATGTCAAAGCCTTGGCTGGGCCGTGGGCCCTGTGGCCGGAAGGCATGAAGATCGACGACATCGCCTCGCTGGTCACCGTGGATATCCGCGCCGGCTCGAGCGGCAAGCCCGACACGACTCGCCAGCGCCAGGCATGGGGCACCGTGATGCCCATACTGCAGAACGCCATCCTTCAGGTTGGCCAGCTCCGCGGTTCGTCGCCGCAGGACATCGCCGACTCGATCGAGGCTTTGATCGAAGAAACCCTTTCCCGTACCGGCGACCGGCTAGATGCTTCGCGCTTCCTGCCGCCGGCACCCGATGGCGACGACATGCCAAGCCAGGGTGGCCCTATGCCGCCTTCGCCCGCAGGCCCGCAACCCATTCCACTTACCGCTCCGGCAGACCCGGCGCCTACCGAAACCACCGAGGACATGACCAATGGATGAGACCGAAACCACCGCAGGCGCGCCGGTCGACACGACCGCCACTACCGAAGTGACTACCGATGTCACGCCGGTCACGGAGCCGGTAGACAGCGACGCCGCTGCCCTTGCCGCCTTTGACCAGGGCATTGCCGAGGTTGCGCCGGTAGCGACCGAGGCCACGCCTGCCGCCACGACCGCCGCCGATGTGGCCGCTGCCGCTGCTGCCACGAAGGTGACGACGCCGGCCGACGCCGCGGCACCCGCTGCCGGCGGCGCGCCGCTGGTTGTGGATCACGGCCAGAAGCCCGATGCGCCGGCCAAGGTGGACGACGTTGCTAAGGTCGAAGTCCAGCCCGATCCCGAGACCGATGCAGCCGTTACGGAGCTCGGACTGAAGGGCAAGGCGGAGACCCGCTTCCGCGAGATGGCCGGCACGATCAAGACGCAGGCCCAGGAGCTTGAACCGCTCCGCGTCGAAGCCGACCGCGGCCGTGAGTGGGAGCGCCTGGTCACCGAGACCAAGGCGACACCCGAACAGTTCAGCCAGTCGCTTGGCTACCTCAGCTACATCAACTCGGGCGACCCGAAGAAGATGGGCGAGGCGTTCGACTTCCTTCTGAATGAGCTCACGAGCCTAGGCAAGAACATCGGCCGCGAGGTTCCCGGCCTAGTCGATCCCATTGCCGACCACGAAGACCTGAAGCAGGCCGTGACGTTCGGCGAGATGACGCGCGCCGCCGCGCTTGAGCTGGCCCAGCGCCGTACCGCCGAGACTCGTAACACCGAGCGCGCGACGGCCACCGAACAGCAGACCCTTCAGCAGCAGGAATTCGACAAGGGCATGACGGCCGTTGCCGACCTGAGCACGCGCCTGAAGGCTGAGAACCCGGCGCTCTTTCAGGCCAAGCTTGAGGTTCTCGCGCCGCTGCTTGATCAGGTCCGGCAGACCGTTGCGCCGTCGAAGTGGGTGGCGACCATCGAGGACATCTACAAGCGCATCCAGGTGACTGCGCCGGTTGCTGCTGCGCCCGCGCCCGCCCCGGCCGCGCGCCCACCAGTCGGCGCCATGCCGCTACGTGCAACCGGATCGGCCACGTCGATGCAACGATCCCTCAAGGGTGCCGACGAGATGGACGCCTTCAACATGGGGCTGGAAAGCGTCAACCGATAATCAACCAACCACAACCAAGGAACCAACATGGAAAACCAGCACAGGCAGATCAAGGGTTACCGCGAGCTCGATCAGGCCGAAATCGATCTGATGAACGAGATCAAGTCCAAGGGCGCTGAGCTCGGCGTGCTGGTCGAAAGGCTCAAGGCCCAAGGATCGACCGACATGCGATGGGTTGCCATCGGGCAGACCAACTTGCAGCAGGGCCTCATGGCTCTGACACGAGCAGTTGCTCAGCCAACGTTCTTCTGAACGTAACGCCTTGACAGTAACTCGCGGTGCGGCATGTTCGCATCACAGCGGCTAACGCCGCACCGCGAAGCTGAAAGCCGGAGTCGCGCCCGGTAGCGCTGAATGAGAGTCGCGCCCTCGAACGCGGAGAGAACAGCCCAGCAGGGCTCCTTTCCTTTTCGAGGATTCATCGCCATGCCCGTCAATACCGCGCAGCTGCTTGCAGGCGCCAACTATCAGCTGCAGTCCTATGCAGCGAACGACCCGATCGACCAGGTCAACACCGACAAGCCGTTCATGAAATGGCTGATCGCGAACAAGGCCGATTCGATCTTCGGCAACGGCATCTTCAACGAGAAGGTGCGAATCAGCAACGATTCGAACTACCAGAACTACTCCGGCGACGACCAGGTCACCTACAACCGAAAGGATGTGGTGCGCCTTGCTCCGTTCCAGCACTACGAGGCTCATGACGGCTTCGCGCTGAACGAAACCGAGCTCGCCAACAACGGCATCATCATGACGGACGACCGCGAGGCTGTCCCGACCGAGGCCGAGAAGGTCCAGATCGTCAACCTGATCAAGACCAACCGCGCAGCCCTGAAGGATGGCTTCCAGGAGAACTGGGACCTTGAGGTGCATCGCGACGGTACGCAGTCGGCCAAGGCGGTTCCGGGTCTGGACCTGCTCGTCAGCACCACGCCGGCTGTCGGCACCATCGGTGGTATCGACGCCTCGGCCTCGATCTACTGGCGGAACAACGCGGACCTGAACATCGCCACCGGCACGACGGGCAACCTGACTGCCGAAATGGAAAAGATGTGGCGCGCCTGCACGACCTACGGTGGCCTGATCCCGGACTTCATCGTCTGCGGCGCGGCGTTCTACGACGCCTACCGGAAGGACGCCAACCTCCAGACCAACCGCCAGGTGATCGTCACCGGCCGCGATGGCCCCGATGCTGATGCCTCCACGGACAACGTGTACTTCAAGGGCAAGCTGGTCGTCTGGGATCCGTCGTTCGAAAAGCTCGACGCCATCCTCGGTGCGATCACCTATCCGTGGACGAAGCGCTGCTACTTCCTCAACTCGAAGACCCTTCGCCTGCGCCCGGTCAAGGGTCGCTGGATGATCGACCGTACGCCGGCCCGCATGTACGACCGCTACACGCACTACTTCGCGACCACGGCGGATTACGGCCTGACCATCAACAAGCGCAACGCGAACGCGGTGCTCTCGATCGCTTAACCCCGGAATGGCGGTCGTCCTCGTGGCGACCGCCTGGAGAACTACGCAATGGCAACCATAACTATCGCACTGCCGGCGGACACGACCATCGTGAGCCTCGGCAAATCGCCGCTTCTGGGCGGGCAGGGCCGTAATGGCTTCGCGCACATCAATACCCCGGCCGCAGGCGTGATGCTGCAGGGCCACGACCAGGGCGGCAACGTCGCTCCCGCTGCCGGCGACGCCGGCTGGTACACGCTGCTGACCACCGCGACCACCTCAGCGAAGTTGCAGGAAATCGTCCTGCCGCGCTGGATCCGTCGCGGCGCTGCCGGTGGCACCGACCCCATCACCATCGAGGGCGTGCAGTAATGAGCACCGATACCGACCTGATTGACGAAGTCGCCAACGCCGCGCCGCCCCCGGCTGCTCCCGTTGACCACAACGACGAAGACCTCGAGACCATCACCCTGACCCAGCTTGTCGTGATCATCGACCGCGATGCCTCGACCAAGCTGCCGGCGACCATCTTCGACTACGAGCTTCCGATCCTGCAGAAGATCTACGGCGAAGACGAGATCGCGGAATACAGCAAGGAAGATGTCGAAGTCACGGCGATGAGCGCGAATGAAGCCCACGAGGCGCTTCGCCGCAAATACGCCCAGCATATCGACGACGTTCTGGCTGTCTACCCGCGTCCGGCTGCTCTGGCCAAGGCGTCGGGCCTCGAAGTGATCGATGAAGGCAACCGCGGCAAGCTCGCGCAGTCGACCGCCACCGACCACAAGAAGGAAGCGGCCAAGAAGGCCGCAGCCAAGCCCGCGAAGAAGACCGCAGCCAAGAAGGCCGCAGCCAAGCCCGCGAAGAAGACCGCAGCCAAGAAGACCGCCGGCAAGTAACGCCAGTGCGGTGACAAGGCGGTCCGGTGCAATGCCGGGCCGCTTTCCATATCAGGAGCCGCCATGGCCGACACGATCGAGCTGAACTGCGACTGCGACGACGATTACCCGTCGAAGACGCTGGCGGATATCCGCAAGTACCTGATGGTTCGGCTTGGCTTCGCCGCGATGTTGGCAAGCCCGCCTCCTGGCATGACGGACCTTCTCAACTCGTTCGCCATCGAGGCCCAGCAGCTTCTCTACCGGCGCTACGCAGTCCTCCGGACGCAGCGATGGTTCACCTGGAACATGACTGCCGGCACGCGGTTCTACGACTTCGACGCCAATGCCGATGCGTGCTCGAGGAAGATCGACCCCCGCAAAATCGCTTGGGTAGGCGTTTCGCAGGGCGATGACGTATGGCGAGCGTTGAGCGAAGGCATCGTTCCGACGATGTATTCCAGCCGTATCCAGTCGATTCCGCAGTTCTACGACATCCGGCAGTGCATCGAGGTGTGGCCAGCGCCGTCTGACGACACGTGGCGGCTGCGTATCAAGGGCGATTTCGGTCTTGACGCGTTCGCTGCGGATGACGACAAGACCACGCTGGACCCTGAGGCCATCCAGCTTCATGCCCTGGCTTACGCCAAGGCTCACTACGGACAGCCCGACGCGCCGAACTATGCCACCGCACTGACCACTTTCCTCGGCGACGTGACGGCAGCATCCCACGGCACACGCCGATACATGCCTGGCGCCGTGCCCATCCCCAACGCTGTTCCGCCCAAGCTCGTCGGAGGTTATCAGCCGTGAGGTCGGTCACCCTATCGGCGATCAAGGCCGGCATGACTCGTCTGCGCGACAAGGGCGGCGCGTCGCCTCAGACGCTCTACGACTTGGTGAACGGCCACGTCGATGCCTCCGGTTCGCCAACTGCTCGGCCTGGCACGATTCATGATGTAACCCTTCCTGCAGGGACCACGGGACTCTGTTCGTTTGCCGGGAAGATGAATGTTTTCTCCGCCATCCCTGTGGTGAGCTCGGACCCGCGATACGTGGTCAACATTCTTAGACACCCCGACCCAACCTATGTCGGTGGTCTATTCAAGATCCACTTCGCTAAGCCCTTCCTCGGGTTTCTGTACGTGGTAGCTGAGTTCGAGGACAACACGGTTCGGCATTACTGGTTGCAGAATCCAGCGGTCTGGGCGCCGAGCACCATTTATGGGCTTGACGCCCTGGTTTCGCCGAGCGTGAAAAACGGGTTCTTCTACAAGGCTGTCACTAAGAGTGCGGCACCGGCATGGGCGTCTGGCCAGTCAAAATCCGTTGGTGACATCGTTCAGCCGAGTACGCCGAACGGATGGGAGTACGTCGTCACCGACGTTACAGGAGCGCCGATAACAGGTGATACGGAGCCTGCGTGGCCTACTGCCGATGGCGCCACGGTCTTCGAGGGGATGGACACGATCACTATTCCATCGGCTGACGGATCGTCCGCATCTGGGGCGACCGAATCGCCTGGCCAGGACACTATCGATCGCTATGGAGATGGCAAGTGACTGAAGTCTGGCAGGCAGGCAAAACCTATGTGCCAGGGACCCTAGCGAGGCCGACAAGCGGCCCTGCCATGGTCCAGACCGTGCCTACCAACCCGAATTTCGAAGGAAGCCTTGCAGGATGGACCGTGCAGGGCGCCGCAGGCTGGTCGTATGTGACCGACAAGGTTTACGACGGCGTCGGATCGGCAAAGTACGCCGGCAGCGGTATCAGCTCGCTGGTGAACAACATCCGCGCGCCTGTGACGCCCGGGCAGTCGATTACGGCGTTCTGCGTCATCTCGCTGGATCACATCGCTTCTAAGGTCAGTGCAGGACGCATACAGATCTACTGGTTCACCTCTGCCAACGTATTCATCAGTTCGACCGACGCGACTGTCATCAGCAAGAACAACTCGGGTAACTGGCAGCAGAGCCTCATCGCGGGGACTGCGCCGGCCAACGCCGCCTTTGCATCGATTGCCATCAGCGCGAATGCGGATGCTGCGTCGTTTGTCCGCGTGGATGGGGTGGGTTGGTATTACACCTATGGCGGACCGCCGAATGGCCTGGCTTACAAGGCTGTCCAGGCAGCGCCCGGTAAGTCTGGTGCTACCGAGCCAACGTGGCCACCGACGCTTGGCACGACGGTCGTCGACAATGAGGTCACCTGGGAAGCGGTCATCGCTTCGCAGATTGTCTACACAGCTAGGCCGATCAATCGAAGCGGAGCCGTCGAGCCCGCGTGGCCAACGACTGTCGGCGGTCTCGTGCATGACGGAACGATCGATTGGCAGGCGATAACGCCCCAAGTGACGGATGTGAACTGTCCGCAAACCAAGATTGTCGCGATCGCGGCTAGCAAGGTCTATGGCGCCGACAAGGACATCATCCGCTACTGCTCGACGGTCAACCCACTCGATTGGACCACGCCGGACGATGCCGGATATCTGCCTTATGGCCTCCAGACCTACGGTGCAAATCCCGTGGCGGCGATGAACCTGTACAGATCAAACCTTGCCGCATTCAACTCCGAAGGTATGCAGCTTTGGCAGGTCGATGAGGATCCGGCGCAAACGGCTCTTCTCGATGCCCTTCCTGTAGGGAGTACTCAGAATCAGGCTCTGTCGCCCGTCGCCAACGACCTGATATTTCTCTCTTCGCAGGGCGTTCGGTCGATCGGCGTCACGTCTAGCTCAACAAACCTTCAGGCGGGTGACATTGGCATGCCGATCGATCCGTTGGTAAAGGCTGCGGTGGCCGTATCGCCTGAAGCTCCATTGGCAACATATGTCCCGAGCCTTGGTCAGTACTGGCTTGCGATCGCCGACGCAGCGACGCCAGGTCCGACGATCTCGGGATCGCTTGGAAACGGCATCGTAGGGCAGGTGGTCGACTTCCACTACACCATTACCGCGACAGGATCTTACACAGCAGCGATCATCTCAGGTCAGCTCCCAAATGGCCTTTCGATGGACGCTACAGGCCACGTTACTGGAACGCGCGTTTCGGTCGACGATGAGGTATTTGTCATTCGCGTCACCGACATCGCTGATCGATCGGCCAGTAAGACAGATTCCTCAAAGACCATTGCCGGTAGCTACCAGGACGTTGTTCTCGCCGATGGCCCCTACTACCTATACCCACTGGATGATCCTAACGACGTTGCCCTAGAAATCGTTCAGAATTTCAATGGCTCGTACGTTGGAACGACCTACGCTCGACAGCGCCCCTCGCTACTCCCAAGTGGCGAAGGGAAGAGCGCGCAATTCACAAGCCTTGATGCATGGGTTCAGACGCCTGTGTCTGACCTCCTGGCCAACCTCCAGCAGCCTTTCACGATTGAGGGATGGATCCGGGTAAACCAGCCTACGACGAACTTGCAGCAGTACAGGATATTCACAGGGAACCCGTTCTCGGTCTACGTGGATATGGACTACTTGGGCAGGGGTCACATGCGTCGCAGGGGGTCCGCATCGCCCGATCTGACGACGCCGACCACTGATCTACCTTCAGGCGTGGTGATGCATATCGCCGCCGTGTCCGACCTCAACGCCATGAGGTACTACATCAACGGTACTCTCGTTGAGTCGACGCCTTATGGACTGGAAGGCTCGGGAACCCGCGCGGCAGAAGCATTTTTCATTGGCTCGATGGACACCGGACTTCCATCAGGAAACGCAAGGAATATCCAGTTCCTCGCTATCTACTTGAAAGCGTTGACCGATGAACAGGTGAATACGCACTGGCAGGCGGCACAGACATGAGCAACACAACCGTCTTTGTCTACTCGATGAATAAGGTAGGAAGTGTCGGCGCTTGGTCACGATACATCTTCCCGTTCCCGGTCGACGACTTCGCGCAGCTTGGTGACTACCTATACATCCGCTCGGGTGACGACGTTCTACGGGTCGATCCAGATGCGCTCGTAGACTTCCAGGGAGATCTTCGCCAGAGCACCTTTGAAGGTGTCATCCAGTGGCCGTGGCTAGACTTCGGCAATCCCGGGGTGACCAAGCAACTTGTCGGATTCGACATCGTTGGGACGGGTACGGCTTCAATCCAGATTGGCTATGACCAATCGAACAAGAACGTATACACCGCCGCTTTCGATGTTCCCGCAGATTCGGTTCCGGGGATGATGATTCCTCTGCCCGTCATGGCGCCGAGCATGAGCGTGAAACTCACCTATGCCGGCGGGCAGGCCTGGCAGTTCAACGCCTTGAACATAACGCTCAACGACATGAGGCTTGGCGCATGATTTTCTCGTCACGCCCCGGATCGAACGTCATCCCTTGCACGCTCAAGCACTTGATCTATTTGTGCGAGCGGATGCGCGAGGATGAGCGAGCACAGTACCTCGCCTTGTCGGGGTCGCCGGAGTTCGCGCCGGAGGTGGCAGCAGTTGGCTTCTTCAACACGCCTGGCCTTAAGTTCACTGTCCTCGGTCTTGACCATCTTCCTGCCGCTGCCGGCGGCGCCGAGGAAATCGGCCCAGGTGTCATGCAGACGTGGATGGTGGGAAGCCCCGAAGGCTGGTCGACCACATGGCGGTCCCTGACCCGAGCGGCCTCGTGGCTCGTTGGTGGTTTGCTCGAGCAGGACGGTGTGCGCCGAGTCCAGGCGACCTGCACGTGCGCTCGCGCATCCGCGGCGACGTGGTTTGAGCGTTCTCTTGGCATGCAGCCCGAAGGCGTGTGGCGGAAGTACGGCCGAAATGGCGAAGACGTTGCCATCTTCGCTCGCGTAGTGGAGGGCTGACAATGGGCGGTGGTAGCCAGAAAGCAGCCAAGCAAGCGAACAAGGCCGAGCAGCAGCGCCAGGCCAACATCGCCAGCTCGACAGCGAAGGTCAACGACATCTTCAATGACCCGGCACGCACCGGGCAGTACGACCAGCTCGCGTCGGATACGACGAAGTTCTATCGGGATGACCTCGACAAGCAGCAGGCGGACGCGACCCGAAATACGAAGTTCTCCCTCGCGCGCTCTGGCCAGATCGGCGGAAGCCTTCAGGCTGACCAGAACTCGAAGCTCGGTGAGGACTACTTGCAGGGCGTCATCAAGGCGTCGCGACTTGGCCAGCAGGCCGGCGCGAACCTTCAGGCATCCGACGAGACCTCGCGCGCTAACCTCATCGCCATGGCCCAGAACGGCCTAGATGCGACGACGGCCAGCAGCAACGCCGCATCGGCGCTGCGCAGCAACCTCGAATCGGGGCAGGCGGGCGCGACGGTAAATCAGCTCGGCGACTCGTTCAGCGACTTCGCCAACGTCTACAAGCAGAGCCAGGACGCCGCGGCGCTGCGTAGCGGGCAGAAATACGCCTACAACACCTTGTATACGCCTGGCTTCGGCTACGGAGGCGCGCGATGAACGAGCTCGCCGAACTCCCCGCCGCGCCGACGCTTGCGCAGATCCACCAGCTTGAAGACTTCCTGCGCACGCAGCCGAAAGACGATTGCGCCACCAGCCACTATTTCGCCGATGGCGTGTACGGCCGCGCGCTACTCATCCCCGCCGGCACGGCACTGACCGGGAAGATGCATCGTCAGCGGCACCTCAACTTCCTCATGCAGGGAACGATCCGCGTGTGGACCGAGCAGGGCATGAAAGACCTTGAGGCGCCACAGATCATCGTTTCCGAGCCTGGCACCAAGCGCGTCGGGTTCGCCCTGACAGACACTATCTGGGTGACGGTGCACGCGACCGACAAGACCGACATCGGCGAGATCGAGGCGGAAGTCATCATTCCTGAGACGGGTGGCTTTCTGCCCGGGGAGGTCGCTTGAGCTGGTACGCAGTAGGCGCCCTAGTCGTCTCGACGGTATACAAGGTTCATTCGGACCAGCAGGTAGCCAAGAAGCAGGACAGCGCTCTTGCCCAGCAGATCCGCACTGATTCTGCCCATCAGCAGGATGCGGATTCGGCCGTCGCCGACCTCATCAACAAGACCGGCCAGTCCAACGATGCCGGCCAGCAGCAGTCATTGCTTGGCAAATTCACGCAGCAGATTCAGGATGCTCGAGGCAACGCGACGGGCGGCCTCAACCAGGTGGGCAACGTCAGCGATGCCTATAAGGCATCCGGCGCTAATGCGGCTCTTGGCATCACTGACTACGGCAACAAGGTCGCTGACCTGACTAGCCGCATCGACGCACCGAACCTGCAGCGCCAGAACGAGCAGGCCGACCGCCTCCGATTCACGTCCACGCTTGGCGGGATCAGTCGCGATGCGGCAGGCGATGACTTCCTGGCCAAGCTCAAGTTGCAGCAGCTCCACAGCAACCCATGGGGCGACGCTGCGGCCGACGCGCTGGGCTCATACGGAGGCTCGAAGCTCAGTGGTGGCATGTACAGCACCCCGCCAAAGAACACCGGCAGCGTCACGTTTAGCGGCGGCTACGGCACCAACCTTCCTTTCGGGTGATCGATCATGGCTAGCGGCTGGGCAAATGTGGGTTCGGCGATCGCGGGTAACCCTGCGCGTCAGGCTGCGCTCTACGAACAGGGCGCCACCGGCACCGCGCGCCTTGAGGGACTTCTCTCCGAAGCCCGTCGCCGCCGTGACGAGGAAGCCGGCTATTCCGGCATCACGCCCGAGGCGATCAGCGCCGCCCAGAGTGACCCGGCGCAGGCACCCGCGCTAGTCGCAGCCATGTTCCACGCCGGCATCAATCCGACGCAGCTGAGCGGGTACAACAAAGAGGCGCTTGGCACGACGATCCAGCAGGATGCCTATGGCCGCGCGAGTCGTGGTGAGCCCATTGCCGCGATCAATCCTCTGCTCGCTGTCATGGCGGGAAAGCCAGTCGAGGTATCCAACGTCAAGGACGGCGTCTCATTCAATCCTTACGCTACGCCGGACCAGAACCGCTTCGACCCGACGCAGGTAGGCCTTGCCGAGATCATGCAGAAGGGCGCGCAGGCCGACGCCGAACACGCCTCAGCGGCCAACAGCTACGCCAGCGCTGCGCGCACGCGCGCCGGAATCGGTCTGGACAAAGCGGCCAACTACGACATCGTCGATACCCCGGATGGCTTGGTGCGCGTGCCGAAGTTGGGCGGCGCTGCCGTACCCGTCACCTTTCAGGACGGTTCGGCCGTCACCAAGGCGCCGAAGGCCACGGCGGTACGCCAGCCGAACAACGAACAGACCCTTGCCGCCGGCTTCGCGAATCGCATGGTCGCGTCGACGAAGGAACTGGACGCTCTGACAGACGGCGGTTATGACCCCACGAATTTCCGTGATCGCACTGCGGCCTCTGTCGGCGGGTATCTCGGCAACGAGGCCACGTCGGTTACTGGGCAGCAGTTCAGGCAAGCTGCGACGAACTGGGTCCGGGCGAACCTTCGCAAGGAATCCGGTGCGGCCATCGGCAAAGACGAGATGGATTCGGAGATCGAAAACTATTTCCCGAAGGCGGGCGATTCTGCGGAAGTCGTCGCGCAGAAGGCGCGCAACCGCGAGCAGGTCAACGCGAACATGATCCAGGCCGCTGGACCGGCGTGGCGCGGCGCAGTACCTGCCGGTTCGGCGGTAACGCAGACCGTTCCAGCTGCGGCGGCAGCAGTTTCAGCGCCCGCAGCTTCTGGCGGTCATCAGGTCGGTGACGTACTGACCGTCGGCGGGAAGCAGTACCGCGTAACTGGCGGAGATCCGAATGACCCAGATCTGGAGCCGCTCTGATGCCTAAGCTATCTGAGCTTATCGCCCAGCAGCCGGCGCCCGACACTGTAGCGGCGGCGCCGGCTCCGAGGCTCAAACTCAGCGATCTCACGACGCCGGCAGTCGCCTCGCCCGTTGTCGCTAACGCCGCGCACCCTGACGATGTCCCGTATGCCACTGGTGCGTCGCCCTACACCGCAGCGGACCTCATGCCCGCCGCCATGGCCCCGGCACGGCCGCGCACCTTTGGCGACGAGGCGAGCGAGGCTGGGCGTAGCGCAGTGCTTGCCGGGCGGAGCGTCGCGAAGGGTGTGGCCTCTATTCCGGATGTCTTCCTTGCGCCTGCCGCCGCCCTCATCAATCGAGGCCTTGACGCGGCTGGCGCCGATCCTCGTAACCACCAGATGACGCTCAATGACGTCTTCGACCAAGGGTGGCGAGAGGCTGCGCTACCCACGCCAGCCAATCCCACCGAACGCGTCGTTGACCGTATCGAGCAGGGGTTGGGCGGGGTCATTGGCGGGAACGCCGCTGGTAGCGCCCTGCGTGCCACGGCGAGCCCAGTCGCGCGCGCCGTAGGCGAAAGCATTGCGGCTAATCCTGCGATCCAGGTCGTCGGCGCCGGCACGAGCGGCGCTGCGTCCGGCCTGGCCCATGAGGCTGGTGCTGGTCCAGGCGGTGAGCTGGCTGCTGGCCTTGCCGGCGCATTGATCCCGGCGGCGCCCGCCGGTATTGCAGAAGCTTTCAGACAGGCGATGCGCGGAGGCGAGTCGGGACGGCAGCGGGTGGCAATGGCTCTGGCCGACTTCGAGGCTTCTGGTGCTACCCCCACTGTCGGCCAAGCGACAGGATCGAAGGCGAACCAATTCCTCGAGTCCACGCTGAGTAGGACGCCCGGTGCTTCTGGTGTTATGGCGCGCAATGCTGATGCGCAGGCAGGAAACATACAGCAGGGTGTCGAGTCCATTGCATCGAGGCTTGCTCCTGCCGCGGAACCAGCAAAGGCCGGTCTTGCCATTGAGCGCGGAATCACGGGGCAGGGCGGCTTCGTCGATCGCTTCAAGCAGAACGCCAGCGACCTATATGATCAGCTCGACAAGTTCCTTCCCCAGACGGCTCGCGTCCCCGTAGAGAACACCCGAGCCGCGCTCGCTGAGCTGACGTCCGGTATTCCCGGTGCGCCGGCCACCTCGCGGTTCTTCGTCAATGGCAAGGTCGCCGATATCGCGCGCGCGGTGGACGCTGACACCGTCGGCCCCATGGCGCCGCTCAATCGCCCGGACGTGGTGTCGGAAGTGCAGCGGCGCCAGTTCGCCGCAGCTGACCAGAATGCTGCCATCGACCGGACGAACGGCATTCGCGAAGCCCTCGGCCTGAAGCCGAAGCCTGGCGTGGATCCGAACGCGGAGATACCCCAGCTTCTCGACGCCGCGACGGATGGACGTCTGCCCTATGCCGCCGTCAAGAAGCTGCGGACACTGGTGGGTGAGGAACTGTCGAATCCTTCGCTTGCCAGCGACGTGAAGTCGTCCGCCTGGGACAAGCTCTACCAGGGGCTATCTGCGGACATGAAGTCGGCGGCTGAGCAAGCCGGTCCCGAGGCACAGCAGGCGTGGTCGAGGGCCAACACCTACTTCAGGGCGGGACAGAAGCGCATCGAATCGCTGGATCGCGTGGTCGGTAAGGCCGGCGGCCCGGAAGCCGTCTTCAACGCTGCCACATCGGGCACGAAAGACGGTGCTTTCACGATAAGGAATGTCATGCAGTCGCTCGAACCTGACCAGCAAAAGGTCTTGTCGGCAACCGTGCTACGTCGTCTGGGAGCCGCTACACCGGGTGTCGCCACGGACCAGGGCGAGTTCAGCATTAACTCCTTCCTGACCAACTGGAATCGGCTCAGCCCGCAGGCCAAGAACGCACTGTTCGACCGTTACGCCCCGAGCTTCCGTGATGACATCGACTCTCTATCGAGGACCGCCGGAAACTTCCGACAAGCGCAGCGGACCGGAGCAAATCCATCAGGCACTGGTCAGGCGGTGGCAAACAATGCGGCGCTGACCGGGTTCACTCTGGCCGCGCTTACTGGTCGGGTGGGTGCAGCGGCGGGGATCGCTGGCGCAGCTGGCACGGCAAACCTCGCCGCGCGCGCCATGACCAGCCCTACCGTTGTCCGATTCCTCGCTAAGAGCACGGCGATCCCCCGTTCTCAGTGGCCTGCAGCTATCGCAGGATTGGAGCAGGACGCAACGGACAAGGGTGACTCAACGGCCGCAGACGTGGCGGCAGCGCTACGCGAACAGATGAAACAGGCTGGCCGCCAGAATCAGTAGGAACACCACGAAAAGAACCAGCGAACCTACGAGCCAGAGCGGGATACCGATCTGATGACGCAGGCTCGTTGGCTCGTTCATGATCGCGTGCGCGCGGTCTACCGACTTCGGGATGCGAAAGGACGGAGCTGGCTTTTCTGACGGCGGCTGGTCGGTCATGAGCCGAGCATACCACCGCGCCTTGAACGTTGCCCGCCATGGCCTACAACGGCCAGATGAACATGAAACCCAGCAATGCAGCCGTGGTCCTGGCCAAGGCATCCGAAGGGCTTCGGCTCGTGGCCTATCCCGACCCCGGATCCGGTGGTGCTCCGTGGACTATCGGGTATGGCTCGACGACCGGCGTCAGTAAGGGCGACACCATCACCCTCGACCAGGCCGAGGCGCGTCTTGACCGTGACTTGGCGAATGCCGCCGCCGTCGTCAATTCCGCCGTAACTGTCCAGCTCACGCAGGGCCAGTTCGACGCGTGCACGGACTTCGTGCTCAACGTCGGTTCAGGACGCAAGGCCAATCCGGCCAAGGGTGATCTCGGCAAGGACGGCTTTGTCATCCTCAAGAACGGCCAGCCATCGACCCTGCTCCGGAAGATCAATGCCGGCGACTTCGCAGGTGCTGCCGATGAATTCGGCAAGTGGACGAAGGGAAGTGGGAAGACGTTGCCCGGCCTCGTCGTACGTGCCGCCAAGCGCCGCGCCCTCTTCGAGGGGCGGGCATGACGATGACGAAGAAGCGCGTTCTTCTCGAGCATCCGGCTTTCAGTTCCCTCAAGGAGGCTGGGCGGAACATCAAGCGTGCCGAAGACGTCAAGGAGATGCCCGACCAGGCGATAAACCTACTTCAAAACGCCCGCGCCAACGTCCGCAGCGCCATAGATGTGTTGATGGAGCGCGACCCGCTGAAGCATCGACTGGGAATGATCTGCCTGATGCTGCAGGAATCCACCAGCTACAAAATCGACAAAATCGACGACCGCATGGTTGAGGTGGTCGATGTCACTGACGAATACCTCTTCGGCTGGGCACTGCGCGAGCTTCATTCGTTGCCGGTGAAGTTCCGGTCGTGAGCAATATCGCCAGACGCACCGCGCGATCGCTCCGCGGCGGCCTGGCGATTATCGTCGTGGCCACGTTCGTTATCACGCTGGCCCTGCTGTTCACCAACGAGGTTCCCGACAAGAGCCGCGAGATGGTCAGCATGCTCGTCGGTGCACAGATCGGGTACGTGAAAGACATCTTGAGCTACTACTTCCCCAGCCTTACCAACCCGCGCACGAGCGGAAGGCCTACCGACCCATGACCAAGGTACTCATCTATGCCGCGATCCTTGCTTCGATCCTGGGTTTCGGCGCTTGGTATGGCTCTGGACGCTATGACGCCGGGCGCGACGACCTTCTGGCCGAGCAAGCCAAACAGGCAGATGCGAGCCGAGCGAAAGAAGACGCAAAGACCGCGACCTCCGACGCAGGCGCTTCGTCGGCCAAGGTCGAGGGAGAACAGGCGCAAGCGGATGCCACCGATCGTTCCGATGTCGTAACCCGAACCATCACGAGGATCATCCATGATTCGCCTGCCCCTACTGTGTGCGTTGTTCCTCCTGACGGCGTGCGCGAGCTTGCCGGCGCCATCGACCGCGCCAATGCCGCCGCGCGTGGAGTGTCAGGAGCGCAGTCCGGCCGAGCAACTGCCGCCGATGTTCACTGACCTCGACAGTGCCCAACTGTGGGCCGATCAGGTGACGGCCATCTATGAGCGCGCCAATCTAAAGCGTTCGACGACCGCCAATTGCCTGGACGCGATGCGTACGGCAGGGACGATCCGCTGACGCCATGAAGACCTCGCGTGTCCAGCTCTACGGCATCACCGGGAAGTACGTTGTCGTCGACACCGACGCAACAGATGGGGCTACCGTTGGCCTAAACCTGTTTTGGCCAGACGGATCCAAGGTAACCGAGGCCCAGCTTCGCGCAGCGATAGCAGGTAACGAATCCAGAGGTTCATCTAGCGACGTAACGGACGACATCGAGGAAGGCCAGTTCAACCTCTACTTCACACCCAAGCGAGCGCAGGATGCAGTGGGTGGAATACTCCTAGATACGGACACCATCGACCTCACCTACGACGGCACATCATCCGTCATCAAGGCTGATCTAAAGCCAAGCGGCGTCGATCCTGACGTATACGGTGGCGGCGTGAAGATCGTAATGATCGCGGTCGATGCCTATGGCAGGGTGACCGCCGCTTCCGATCTCGCCCTTGTACCTGGCAACGGCATCAGCTTCGACACTGACCCAGACACTGGCGCCGTGACTATCTCGGTAAACAGCTTCGTCGCCGACAACCGTGTCACGGAGGCTGGCGATACCCGCGTCACGCCCAGTGGCGACATTCGAATCACCCGATAGGCATCCACCATGGCAAACAAGACCATCAACGACCTGCCGGCGAAGTCCGGGGCACTAGCCGGAACCGAACTCATAGAGGTCGATGACGGATCTAGCAAGAAGGTCACCGCCCAACAAATCGCCGATCTAGCTACATCCGGATCGCTTGGTTCGGACGTGACAGCTCTATCCATTTCGGCGGGTGTGGTCGATGTCGATCTTTCCCTCGGTGATTACTTCACCTTGGCATTGACGGCAAACGTGACGAGCCTGACGTTCAGCAATCCGCCCACGTCACCGCGCGGACGATCAATTTCTATTCGACTCAAACAGGACGGGACGGGGAGCCGAACGTTCGCCATACCGGCTTCATTCAAGGCTATTAACGGATCTGACACGGCGGTTCAGGCCGCGGCCAACGCCTACACGATTCTCTCTGCAGCGACCTTCGACCAGGGGACGCGCTGGGAATACGCAATGAAGGCGGGCGGCTGATGAGCATGATTCTTCACCAGGCAATGATGATGACGCTAGGCGGGGCACCGCCGCCTGTGGATCCTTACTTCGCCAACGTCAAGTCCCTGATGCATTTCGAGACTGATTTTACCGACGTAAAGGGGCTGTCGTGGTCAGGCGGTTCAGGATCCCCAGTGATAACCGCCTCAAGTCCTCTCGTTGGAGTGGGGTCGCTATCCCTTCCAACCGCGTGCATTAAGGCTGCGGGGTCGACAAGCTACTGCATAAATAACGGCGCTGACTTCACGATTGAACTGTCCGTTAAGTTCAATTCGCTGCCATCTGGAGGCGTATATACCCTTGCCTCGATGTACAACGGATCGGGCGCTGGCTGGTCCCTTCAGTTCCGCAATGACAGCCCTGGTGCCCGCCTGCAGATCAACCTTACTGGCGACACCGGGACATCTTCTATGTCATGGTCGCCTTCCACGGCAACGAAGTACGCTGTTTCTGTGTCCCGTGTATCTGGGCAGATTTATTGGCTTGTCGATGGAGTTCAACTGGGAAGCCCTACCGCTAACACTGACGGAGGAAACGTCGCGGCCACGAACATTGTCATCGGAGGTCTCGATCTGGGAGGGTTCATCCAGCTATGCAACGCCGTCGTCGACGAATGGCGTCTAACCATCGGCGTCGGGCGTTACTCTGCCAATTACACCGTATCGCTGCCATTCCCAGATAGTTGAGCGCTAACATTGGCCCGTGCCCATCATCTGGACCAAGCCGACTATCCCCGGAGCCGCCTCGTTCGCCGAGGTTGACGGCGGCATTGTCGGATTGGTCTCGGAGACTGCCTTCGCGGATGGCCGCTGGATGGCCAAGGTCTTCCCGCGCGGACCCAAGGAAGATGGCTACTACTGCTACGCCGGAACCGAGGCCCGAGCCCGTGAGTTCGTCGAGAACTGGCTCAAGTACCACTCGCCGGATACGACGGGATGGACGGGGCGGGTTCGGATGCCGCATGAGGGGCCAAAGTAGTTCCGCAATATTTGGCACGGGCCTGGAAACAGGGGATGGATGTAGGACGTTTTCGGCATCTAATCGGAACGGAATGTGGCCTTGATAGGCTTTATAGAGCCATTTCACGACAGACTTAAAATCCCTCATCCGCAAGGGTATGTGGGTTCGAGTCCCACTCCGGGCACCAAGGGTTACAGCCCGAAAGTCGGAGCGCTTTTCGGTCCGCAATTCCTGATTCGGTCCGCAATCACTTCGTCGGATCGACTTTGGCGCCTCGGCGCGATCGCACGTAAGCCTCGGTCATGACCACTGATGTGTGGCCCAGCTGGCGCTGCGCCTGGCGGATATCGCCGCTCGAATCCGTCTTGTCGGACGCTGCTTTCGCGCGCAGATCCCGAAACTGAAACCGCAGGCCTGTCGCCTCGCGCACGCGATCGAAACGGCCACGCAGCTTCGCTGCCGTGAGTGGCCTCCCATCCTCATCAACTATCAGCCTCATTGCCCGAACGGCATGCCCCCGCTTGCGCTCGCTGATCTTGGCCAGCAGGTCGGCGAGTTCGCCGGTGACGCCGATGCGCAGCTTCGCGCCGGTCTTCGCCTGCGTAAGCTCGAGCGACCCATCTCGCACGTCTGTCTCCTGCATGCGGAGCACATCTGACGGCCGTTGACCCGTGAGGTACGCCAGATCCATAGCGTCGCGCAGCGGCTGATCGGCCGCCGTCCAGAATGCGAGGTACGTAACGTCGTCGACGTAGACGTCCCGGGCCTTTTCTTTGTTTCCCTTGATCCCCGCGCACGGATTCGCCAGGTTGGTGTAAGCGGCGTCGCGCGCGAAATTCCAGAGGTGGGAGAGAAGGGCCTTCTCGCGATTGGCGCGTACCGGCGAGCTGGAGCGGTGAGTCAGGTATTTCCTTACATGCATCGGGGCGATGGCATCTAGAGGTCCCGGAGGATCGTCGAAGAAGTCCAGCAGCTGCTTCAGCTCCCGAGCATTGCAGGCCTGCGTCGCCGGCGACTTTGTCGGCATCACCACCGCGCGGTAGCGGTCGGCCACGTACCGAAATGTGATGACCTCGGCCAGCTTCTCCTTCGCGTAGCGGCTTCTCTCGTAGTCCGCCCACTTCTGGATAGCAAGCCCGTAATCAGGGCCGAGCGGCTCCTCACGTCGCGGCTTGCCGCCGTGATCGTAGTAGTAGTGGACTACGCCCGACGGTTTTCGGCGCGCGCGAAGGCGCGGAACCGCGTCTGGTCTTGAAGGCCTTCTTCCCATCCTATGCCGCCTTGTTCGGGTGCCACGCCGGCTTTGCCTGCGCCGCACTTGTGGCCTCGCCGGCGACCGCTGCGTGCGTCACCACCCGCCACCCCTGGTTATCGACGTAGTGCCTGATCCCGTTCCGGCGGAGGAACGCGAGCTGGGTCGCGCGGGTGTGGGCCCGGGTCAGCTCGGCGATCTCCTCGCGGGACAGGCACAGTTTTTCGTCAGCCCCCATTGGGCACCTCCGTATCGAATATAGGCGAGCGCCGATATTCGGCAGTTACTTGCTCTGGTACATGTTCCACGGCGGGCTCTTCTTTCGCGTGCCCGGGACACCCGGTCTCGTAACTCCAGCCCTCGCACGGCTCGCCGACGGGGATGAGCTTCCGGCCCTTCATCTGCTGGATGCGTAACCACTGGCGTGCCTGGTGGCCGGTGGCCTCGACGCCGTTATCCAGCGTCACAAGCCCTTCGAGCTCGCAGTCGGTCTGCCGCAGGGAGCCCGCAACACTGACGCCGATGTGGAACGTGCGCCATCCCATCAGTTGCGGCCTCCCGCTTTCGAGGCCACCATGAGGGCACTATTAGACTTCGGGGTACGCGCATGAGTCGTCTGAGCCACACATACGGGAAGTACCAGTACACCGTTGATTGGACGACTGACGAAGAGGACCTGCTCACGTGGAAGGCGGATATCTTCGTTGATGGAGCAAAAAGTGACACCAAGAGTGGGCGCGTGCACAAGGCATCCTCCGATAAGTCGGAAGGAATGACCATCGTGATCATGGCGGTTGAGACCGCGCTTGATGCGGGGCTTGAGCGCCCGGAATAGCGGATTGCTTGCTGGCCGAGCGGCGTGCACCATTGGGCCGTTCATCAACAGGGGAAGTTCACGCATGATTACCACCGTGGGTAAATTTGAAGTCCGCTGCATCGCGTTTGGCACGTCTGGTGGAAAGTGGACGGGGCAGTGGTCTGTGCACCTGATCGGCGCCGGCGAGCGAAGCCAGGTCGCTGCCGGCGTCACCGATCCAATGGACAACGCCGTAGATGCGGAACGCGAGGGTGATCGTGAAGGCACGCAGCGCGCTAAAGAGCTGGACGAAGGGGTCGGCGAGGTCACGCCTTACAGCGACTTCGATTGAACCAATGGCGCCAGTTACCATGGCGCCATTCATCAGGATGGGGAGTTCACGCATGGCAGCTGCTCCGGCAAGACAGGTCGCTCTTGGGATACTCATTCTTGTGGCGACCGGCTTTCTCATAGGGTCGGCGGTCTTCGCACCGAAAATGTGGGTGGCATTTTTTACGAGCGAGGTTTCCGCGGCCTGGGCCCAAGCCGTCTTTTCCGTAGTCGCAATCGTCGCCTCGACGCAGATTTGGCGCCGCGACCGTCGCCGTGAGGAAGCTGTCCGCGACCGTGCCTCGGCGGTCGCAGACTTCCGCGCATCGCTCTTTCTTGGCCCGCTTCTGTTGACCGTCAAAGACGTGATCCCAAAGATCGTACACGCCGGCGACGCTGCAGCCGGGAGAACGGTTTCGGGAGCCGACGTTCCAAATCTTCGGCTCCCGATTGTGGACGAGCTCCGGCAGGCCATGGCCTCTGTGCCCGGCTGTTCGCCGCCCTTTGAGGCGGAGTTGATCAACGTGGTCGCATGGGCGAGCCGCTTCGAATTCCACGCGAAACAGGCGTGGAAAGAAGGAGTGAACGATCATGGACGCAGCGAGGTTTCGCTGGACGAGCCCGAATGGTCGAGCGCGAAAGTCTGCCTCAACGCGTTGCTGACAGCTGCGCGAACGCTGTTTGACCACACGCAGGTCCTTGCAGCGTCCGCGCCAAAACTCACGGTTTAGATTCCAGCGTCGTCAGGCCGGGCGAATGGGATCAGGGCATGGCCATCACGATCCCGGTCGTCTTGCTCGTGGCTATGGCCTTCGACGGCTATGTGGACCGCCTGGGTATTCGGCTGTCGAAGCTGATCGGGTCGACCCGGGATGCTGCAGGCGCGGAGTCGGCGGCCGAGTCGGTGGCCTGACGCCGCCATCACGGCGCGGCGGTATCCTGCGGCCATGTGCGGACGCTACGCCACCTTCGGACCTGTATCGCTGAGCCGCGAGGCCAAGACGGTGCTGGACCAGCTCGAGCTGTATATCGTCAGCGAGATCAACCAGCGGGAAGACCAGTTCAACATCGCGCCGACCCAGAGGGCGCTGGTGGTGTCTAGGGGCGCTGCCGGCTATGATGCCAAGGCCTTTCGTTGGGGCCTGGTGCCCAGCTGGGCCAAAGATACGAAGATCGGGGCGAAGATGATCAATGCCCGGTCGGACTCCATCGTCCCGAAGCCGAAGCCGTCATTCCGCAATGCCTTCGCGAAGCGCCGCTGCCTGGTGCCGGCAAGTGGCTACTTCGAGTGGAAGGGCGAGTCGCCCAATAAGCAGCCGTACTTCATCCACGACCCCGCCGGTCATCTGCTGATGTTCGCGGGACTGTGGGAGGGTTGGCGGGCTTCGCCTGACGATGAATGGACCCACACATTCACCATCATCACCGGGGAGCCTGGAAAGGTCTCCGGCGACATCCACGACCGGCAGCCCGTGATCCTCCCGCCAGACCTCTGGCGGGTATGGGTCGAGGGCACGCCCGACGAGGCCAGTGCAACGCTGGTAGCGACCCCCGAGGCCGAACTCGTCTATTACCCCGTAGATACGAAAGTGGGCAGCCCACGAAACAAGGGCCCCGAGCTCGTCGAGCCGATCACGATCTGACACGACTCCCGTTCGATACCACTTGCAAAAGTGTCTCCAGTTGGAGACACTATGCTCATGAACACGGTCACCCAGACAGACGAATTTACGGAATGGCTTCGCGGCCTCAAGGATCAGGTCGCGAAGGCTAAGGTGATCGTCCGCATTAAGCGTTTGGCCGCGGGAAATCCGGGCGACGTGAAGCACTTCGATGGCATTTCTGAGATGCGCATCGACCACGGTCCCGGCTACCGCGTTTACTACGTCAGCGACGGCGACACGATCCACCTTCTTCTGTGCGGAGGCGACAAGTCCACTCAGAAGAAGGATATTGAGAAGGCAAAAAAGTTGCTGGCGGATCGATAGCCGTCGACAACTCAGAAACGAAGAGAAAGTTAAGAATCACCCAGAATCAAGGAACAACCCATGCCCACCAAGTTCTCGGCGTTTGACGCTGCCGAGTATCTCGACAGTGAAGAGGCCATCGCTGCATACCTGAATGAAGTTCTCGCCGAAGATGATCAAGATCTGCTCCTTTCTGCGCTCGATGACGTCGCGCGCGCTAGGGGCATGACACAGGTTGCAGATGCTGCTGGCCTGACCCGTCCCGGTCTCTACAAGGCGCTGAAGCCAGGCGCAAAGACCGGCTTCGTCACCGTCCGCAAGATCGCGGGCGCGCTTGGCCTGCAGTTTTCGCTTACGCCCGTGCCAAAGAAGTCGAAGACGCAAATCGTTCTGAGGAAGGTGCGAACCGAGAGCGCTGGCGTCTCTGCGGCGGCAACAGCGAAGTCGTCTGCAAGGCGTAAGGCGCACGCCTGATCATGCCCTGAGACGCAACAGCGCTACGCTGCGCGGATGATCCTCTGGAGCCACACCGGAAATAGGTACGACGCTCAGTCTCCATCGCAAGGCGGGACGTTCGCTTCCGTCTTAAGCGGGGGGGACGGGTGGGTCGTCGTATGGTGGGTAGGTCCGCGTAGCAGCATGCGCGTCCCCTCCTGTG